ATTGTTGGTACCATTAGAAACATTGGTAGAAGTATTGCGCTCGCCAGCGGCATCCAGGGCACCGGCGATGTCGGTCGTGCCATACGCGGCGATCCGCTCCTGGCGGTCTTTGGCGTGGGCGGCCTCGAGTTCCTCCCGGCTCAACTTGCCGTCGCCGTTGGTGTCGATTTCGCGAAACCGACGACGTTGCTCCTCGGCGCGCTGAAGCGCAAGCGCGATACGCGTCGAAGACGAAACGGTCGCGTTATTGTTGGTACCATTAGAAACATTGGTAGAAGTATTGTTGGTACCATTAGAAACATTTGTAGAAGTATTGTTGGTACCATTAGAAACATTGGTAGAAGTATTGTTGGTACCATTAGAAACATTTGTAGAAGTATTGTTGGTACCATTAGAAACATTTGTAGAAGTATTGTTGGTACCATTAGAAACATTGGTAGCCTTAGTGTCTTCGAAACCTAAAATGACTCTAACCTTTTTAATCATTTCACTCACTTGTTCTAATTTTAGATTAGGGTCAAGTATGCCCTTACCAAAATCAATATTTTTACTAGTCCACCTTCTCTCAACCCCACCATTTGCCAGCTTATCTAGTAACGGAATTGCATTTCCCAAATTTTCAGCCAAAGCTTCGAAGTCCATTCTACGCGTATCAAAAGAGATATTACTAAAAGCGCTTAGTGCTTTTGATATTTTCTCCAGTGCTGTGGCAACGGTATTTAAATTATTGGCTTCATTAGTCAATGATAATATTACATCTATAGGATTTTCATCACCGGTGAAGAAATTTAAAACTTTAGTACCTACGGATGTTAATGTGTTCCAAAGTTGACCAGTTGTAAAACTAGAAAGTGCGTCTTTCATATTATTCAATGCTTTGGCAACATTTTCCGCTTGCTTTACCTTTTCATCGGTTCCTATTTTTTCCATAATATCTTTAGCACCATCGGCAATATCAATAATAGCGTTTTTACCAACAAAATTGGCTGCAAGACCAATGCCGGTAAAATTCAAAAGTGGAGTTTTGATAGTTTCTAGACCAGCTCCGACGGTTTCAAGTCTGTCTACTTGAGTTTTGTTTAAGTAACTAATTCCGTCGGCAATATCAGTAAGAGCGTTTTTACCAACAAAATTGGCAATGAACGCAGTTTTTATTAATTCCCACAAATCTTTGTCTAAAAACTTGATACCTTTTGCTACAGTTTCAAGTCTGTCTACTTGAGTGTTGTTTAAAGAAGTAATTCCATTGGCAATATCACTAAGGGCATTTTTACCAACAAAATTGGCAATGAACGAAGTTTTTATTAATTCCCATAAATCTTTATCCAAAAACTTGATACCTTTTGCTACAGGTTCAAGTCTGTCTACTTGAGTGTTGTTTAAAGAAGTAATTCCATTGGCAATATCAGTAAGGGCATTTTCACCAACAAAATTGGCAGCTATACCAGATTTCGAAAATTGATAAAGAGGTCCATTAATTGCTTTCATTCCCTCCGCCATATTTAAATACTCTTGAATTTTTACAGTTTCCGCCGCTTTTGATAATGAAATAATTCCGTCTGCTATTTTTCCAAGATCACCTACAATTGCAGTAGAAATGGAACCGAGAATCGTATCTACAAACGATCCCTCAGTCAAAGATGATAAGAACGTTTTTAAACCAACCCCCGCATTTTCCAAAGCATCTTTATCTAGGTTTTTGCCTGCCTCATTAAGAGAATTTATGCCACCAGCGATATTGATCAAATCTCCCATCAACGCGGTAATAACAGCACCCTCGGCCGAACGCCAACTAGTCAAATTTTCTAAGAACGTTTTTAAACCATTCCCCGCATTTTTCAAGTTTTCTATATCGAGTTTTTTGCCTACCTCATCAAGAGAATCTATGCCACCACTGATTTCTTTAAAACCTTTACCGATTTCCTGTGCGCCTTTACCTGCTACCCAACCAACGGCCCCAAGACCTAATAAAAATGCTACAAGTACACCGCCGCCAATAGCAGTAGCAGGATTTGCAAATCCTGCCAAACCCAAAGCAAAACCTCTCAATCCCAATCCAACGGCGCCGAGACCCAAACCTCCGCCGACACCCGCCGCCGCAGCGGCGCCGCCGCCACCCGCTGGCTCAGCGGCTGCGGCACTAGTAGACGAACTAGCCGAGGGAACGATATTTCTAGCTTCTCTTTCGGCTTCTCTTCTTTCACGTTCAGCCGTTAGATAGGATTCATACTGATCATAAAGAACATCTTTGATATCTTGAAGAACGTTGAATTGTTTTTCAAAAAGATTGGTAAGGTCTTGAAATCCGGTCATATTGATTTCAGTAGAAAGTGCAATTTGTTTTTCAAAAAGATTGGTAAGGTCTTGAAATCCGGTCATATTGATTTCAGTAGAAAGTTCAATAACTTCGGAAAGTCTTTGTGATTCGTTATTGAGAATTGGCAATGCCATTTAGTTATCTTCCAGTTTTTTGTCGTTCTTTTTCAAGTTGCTCTTTCAAATAATTTGTCAAAAGTAGAACATAAATTGTCCTCTCATAAGAAATCATATTTTCTAATTCAGTCAAAGAATATTTATGATGCTGCATCAACGAAAAATTTGTTTTATAATAATTTATCAAGTTATCATGACTAAAAATCAAGTAAAAAAACTTGTCAATCCTTTTACTTCATGACTCACTTTCTCTTTACAATTTTTACATTCATATTTTACGGTATGTTGAAGGCTCGGCATGGTTTGGAAAAACTCTATAATTTTTTCCAATTGATTTTTATTCATACTTTCGATGAAGGCATTCATTTCTTCTTCTGTGAATTCATCATAAACATTTTTATCATCATAAACAAATTCAATGAAATTGCTTAAAATGTTTAGAATATTTATAGTATTCAAATTCTGATAACTATCAGTATCTCCGAGTGTTGGATATTTCATCTTGACACCATAAGTATCATCAATCATAATTTTATCCGTGTGTTCTTTTGGAAATGTAACTTGGATGGAATCAAGGTCAACAATAACTCTATTCTCTACTTTCGGCTCTTTACAGTCATGTAGAAAAGTCAAGTCGAGAGTATTACCGACACTTTTGCTTCGAAGCATAAGAAAGATATATTCAAAATCGAAAAAGCTAAGTTTATCGATATCCACATCCGAAAGAATACAGTTTCTCATTACATTTTTGATAGCTTTTGTAATGTCTTCTGATTCACCTGCTTCCATTGCGGTGAGTAGAATTTTTTCTTCTTTTACGAGAAATGGTCTGAAATTTATTTTTTGTTTTGTTGATGGAATTTGAATAGTATATTCAGGTGTTACAAGACTTGGAAGTGACAATTTTATTTCCTTTCAAATTATATTGAATCGGGCAAACTCAATTCAGGTGATGATCGATTTTGAATCGGACAAACTCAATTCAGGTGGTCGATTTCGATTTCTGTTTAGATAGCTATCGACTTGATAGTATCTATATGCGAAAGTTCCAGTAACTTTATGTATATCAGACGAAGCCCAACTTGCTTCTAAAGAACTCACATTGGTTGGATATGCTTCTAATAATTTCATTTTATAAGTAGGTCTACCAGTTTCATCATACTGTTGAATTTCGATAGTTCCTTTATAATCATCATAATAACCAACATTATAATTAGATGAAGTTATATTCTGATTATCAACTCTAAAATTACCTACAATCAAATCCATCCATTGCTCTAAAATTTCTTTTTCTGTCAAGTCTCTATCGCAAATGAAAGTTATGTTGTAATTTTCATACATTTCATTATATCCGATTTTTCGTATAGGACCTAAAGTTCCTCGATGATCATCAATCGTCGTTATACTTTTTCCTGGAAAAGAAGCTGATTCCGCTCTAAAGGTGAATTCAGGGCTTATCAAACCTAATCTTTGTGGAGGAGTTATAACAACATCAAATCGATTTTGTTTTGCAAATCCTTTACGAGAAAGTGCTGCAATAAAATTTTGTATGTTAGATGGCATTTTTTTCTTGACTTGCTCTTGACAAAGTGTTATATTCTGTATGTAGAGTTGATAGTAACAATACTATTTAGTTCTCTTGTCGTTCTAAATGTTTCTTTTCTAAGATTTCTGCTAATTCTCTTACATTCGTTGTAGCTACAGGATATCCTCTCTCTATCAACGTTGCTGCATGACTCATAAAATCATTCTTTTTAAAATCTTCTTTATTCTTGGTATAAAACTTATTACTCATTAGACTTTCTCCAAACTCTCTTTCCATACAGTATTTATTGAAGCTTTCATGAATTTCTGTACTTGCAAAAATATTGCCACATCCCACTCTGCTGGTGATATCTCAATAAATCTTGAACGAACGTGATTACTCAGATAGTGTTTCACACAAGGTTTGAATAACTTATACTTAGAAGCATTCTTCAAAATATCATAAGAAATCTTCAATTTAGTAGTTTCGTCATACTTACTATTATTCTTTAGTGAGTATAGGGCATCCATTAGTTGCGCTCTTTGTCGAAGAGGTAAATAATGAATGTTGATCCCTAAAAATCCGCCTTTAGCTTCACCAATCATAAAAATGAGTGGAAATTTGTCGTAGTATGGCAGGGTTGCTTTATGTTTTGGATCATAACCGAAAAGATACATTTTACCGACTTTAACGGAACTTCGTTGTTTATCAGACTCTTTCTGTAAAATTTGTTGTGCGGTTACGCTAACATTTTTAGCACGATTGCGATACCAATCCCTAGCGGCACTGCTCCTTGCTGGTACCTGCCCCTTTCGGATGCCTTGCGCTAATATCTGATCAAAGGTGAATGATGGCATTTTTCTCTTGACTAAAAATCATTTATCGTCTATTATCTATTTAGACAGTGAGAGAAAGGTTAAAGATATGCGTGGTCTTATGGCTGGTGTTTTTCGGAATGGTACTCGTGAATGCACTAATGGCGGTGTTACTGCTAATGTAGATCATGTGGTTATCGTTAGCGACGAATACGATATGCCCGAAATTTTTGAAGCTACAGAAGATATGCCAGCTTTGCGCCTCGAAACGCGTGATGTTGGTTTCACTCGATTTCCTGTTCTAGTGCCTGTTGACTGCCCTAAAGACGGTCGGCAGGGTCCCTATATGTTTGGCGGAAACTTCGTCTATACTTCGGATAGTCGATTTCCTTCAGATACTCCGATCAAAGTTTTTGATCGCCGTGAATGGTAATCCTGAAAAATGATTCTCTTGACAAAAAATCTCCTTGTGCTATAGTGTCTATAGTGAGTGAGAGAGAGGTTAGTTATGGCTTATATCAATCAAGAAATGAAGCGTGCCCGTGCTCCCCATATCAAGACTGTTCTGAAAAAGTATCGTATGAAGGGCAGCATTGCGATTAGGAATCATTCGACTCTGGTAGTCAATCTCAAAGAAGGCGCTATCGATTTCGGTGCTGATCACATTCAGGTGAATACGTACTGGGTCGACAAGAATTATGAAGCCGTCGCGCGTGAGTTTTTGATGGAGTTGAAGACTGCGATGCTTGGTGAAGACTGGTACGATCGGTCAGATAGTCAGACAGATTACTTCGATACCGCGTTCTATGTCTCGATTAACGTTGGAGATTGGAACAAGCCGTATCAGATTATCTCTTGACAAAAAATCTCCATAAGTTATAATGTCTATAGTGAGTGAGACGGAGATAGTAATGACTCAGTTTACCTACGATGAAAATCTTTTCAGTGACCTTTACAAGGAGGTTTATGGTGTTCGCCCGCGAGGAGGCGAGTGGATGACTGCTACTCCTGAGCGGAAGCAGGAAATCTGGAACCAGCTTTGCGAGGCTCATGAAGAGGCTATGGATGACTATAATCGAGAGCAGAATGAGGGCATCGATATGTTCGAAACTCTCATTCAAAAAACTGTCAACTACGGCGCGCGGACATACGCTGACGCGGTGAAGTGGATGGCACAGACTGCGCCAGATTACGCGGCTGATGATCCTATCGATTATCTCGAATATGAGTATAATCTGCCTTACGGATATCTCGCGGATTATCGCTGATGGCTAGTCATAATAAAACATTGCGACCAGCTAAATTTGATTTTATCAATACGAAAGGGCATCCATTCGTGGGTGTCACTTGGCACATACCAGGCTCTAAAGGCAATTCATATGAAGTCGATATGACTTCTAAAGGATTTCTCTGTACATGTATGGGCTTCGGCTTTCGGAGCAAATGCAAACATACTCTTGAAATTGCTAGAAGGATTGTTCCAGAAGATGTTTCTGATTTATAATGAAAATGAAAAACGAACGGGTGGTGGGTTTAATCCTAACGATTTTGATCCGAATGCCTGTATCCGAAAACACTTTGAAAACGAAGCATATTTGAAATTTATTCTAGGCGCTTCCGATGATTTTAGCGAACGGCAGCAAGCGCGAAAAGAACTAGATATTTGCGAGCGCAAACAGAATTATTGGAAAAAGCATCCGCAATATGATCCTACGATTGCGGCGAGTGATATCAAGGAAATTAGACAAAAGTGGGCCCGGCGATAATGTTTAGTAAAGTGTCGTAGTTGATTGATGAAAGGTTCAATCTAAAATAATTTTTAGATAATCCAATTCAAGTTTAGCATTATCGGGGGAGAGGTCAAACCACTCCCCTTTTTTTCGTATATGTCTTAAAGTTTCATGAATTTTCTTTTCTGCACTTCTCATTTCTTTTTCAGTGTCAAACTCTATATAATGGTGAACGACAATCTTTTCTGGATGACTTGTTTGAATGGTTCTCAATCGTGTTTGAAGATTATTTGTAAAACCTATTTTAACGGTAGATGAATTCTCTGGACCCATTGCATATACATAATAGGTCATGGTTTTATTCCAAGATCATTTTCTGTAATTACTGTAAACTCCCATAGTCTATCATCACAATATTCTTTTGCTGCTTTCCATTTTGCTTGATTGACTGCATATGTATAGACTTCATTTATATATTTTTTAGTTTTTCTTTTTTGTACTTTAGGACCATCTACTTGATATTGAGGTTTTATTTCAATGAGAAGAGTTTTTGAAGTACTGTCAGACTTCTTTATTTTTGTTAGAAAGTCTGGATAATATCTTCTAACTTTACCTGTAACTGGGTCTCTATAGGGAATAATAATTTCTTCGGAGGACCACCAAATAACGCTTGGATGACCGTCCAAGTATTTTTGTACTCTTAGTTCCCATGATGATCTATAAATAACATTCGATGGATCACCACGGTATTTTGAAGGATTTTTAAGTTGATAGCGACCTTGTATATATGCCATATAAATAACTAGAAGAACTTTTACACTAAAGGTATTTATATGACAGAACAAATTAGCAGCCAAGAAGCTAAAATTCGAAGTTTAACAAATGAAAGCGAAAGGCAAATTCTTGATGCTGTCACTTCTAAAGGCGCTACAAGAGGTGAAGGACTTGTCCAGGGAAATTTATTTTTTCCTAATGATTTGAGTGTTGAAGAGAGAATGAAATTTCAAATTTTCAAAAATTATAAATTTGATCGTACGGAAGAAGATGAAATTGATGTTCTATCTAACATATATCTGCCAATACCTCAAAATTTGACAACCGCTTATAGGGCGGATTATGAACAAGCTGAATTGGGTGCTATAGGACGAACTGCGGCAGACGTGGCTGATGGTGATTTTGCTGGCGCTTTTAGTGGTGAAAATCTTGGTGGTGGCGCTTTGAATCTCTTGGCACAAGCTTTGACCTCCGGTGGAGCTGGTGCTATTGCGGGCAGTGCGCTTGGAGGAAAATTCGGTTCTGCATTAGCCGGTTTATTGGGTGGCACTGGATTTACACAAGCCGCTAAAGGTGCGATGGTTGGTGCTGGGATAGCTCGAAATCCTCACATGGCACAAGTTTTTAGAAATGTTGGATTTAGAAGTCATTCGTTCTCATATAAGTTTTCTCCTAAAAATCTTGCGGAGAGTAGGGAATTAAAGAATATTGTTAGAAATTTGAAAATTGCCATGCATCCTAAGTATTTGGTAGGGAATCACTTTTTCGATTATCCTTTACAATTTGATATAGATGTTCTAGATGGCAATAATGAATTTTTGTTTGATATTGGTCCTTCAGTTTTGACAGATTTACAATTTGATCCAACTCCTAACGGACCATATTTTCACTATGAGTCTGGGCAAAAAATACCGGTCGCAGTAAATCTTACTATGACATTTACAGAATTGTCAATTGTTACACAAAAAGAAATTAGAGAATATAGTTACTAATGAACTTTTATTTCAGCGATTTTCCACAAGTCAAATATGACATAAAGAAAAATGGGAAAGTAGAATTTCTCACTAATATAACTTTACGGTATAAAATCCTAGAAGTTTTAAAAACTAATGAGTCTGGCTACTATACTTACTCGATTTCAGACGGCGAGAACGCTGAAGATGTGGCTTTCAATTTTTATGAAGACCCTAAACTTTCGTGGATCATATTTCTTGTGAACAACATTTATGATCCTCATTATGATTGGCCAATCAGTTATAATGACTTGATTCGCTTCATTCGAAAAAAATATGGAAGTATTCCAGAAGCACAAAGCACAGTCCATGAATACAGAAAAATCATAAAAGAGTCTGAAGTATTATTTGACGGTACAATAATACCTAAAAAGACTTATGTTATCGATGAAACCACTTATAATACTTTATCGGTAAATGAAAAAGAACTTATTTCAAAGTATGATTATGAAGTTGAATTAAATGATTCGAAAAGAAATATTAAACTCATTTCTCCAGACAACTTACGAAATATTCTAAGTGAAATAAGAGAGATTTTTAATGGATAATCTACCCACCAAAGTAGATGTACAAGATTTTTTGATACTAAATTACTCTAGAGAGTATGTTGTTGATATCAGAAGACAGTGTGTTCAGTTTAATTTATATCAAGATTTATATTCTTCTACACTTACATTTACTGCTACTATCAATGATTCCAATGGATTGATTGAACGATTTCCTTTTGTCGGGGAAGAAATTGTTGCGATTTCTTTTAAAAATGCGGATGATACTACTAAGACTATAACAAAACTATTCAATGTATATAAAATTTCAAACAGAAGTGAAGTGAAAGAAAGGAATGAAAATTACTCGATTCATGGAGTTTCTTTCGAAGCGCGTGCTGATTTAGTATCAAGTGTAGACAGAGCATTTGTCGGCTACAAGTTTTCTGATATGGTGGCTAGTGTCTACAATGAATATTTTATAAACAGTCAATTGAGAAATGGTCTTAAACTAGAAAAAAAATACATTGCAGAAGAAAAACCAATCTTTATTGAAGAAACGCTAGGAGAACATTCTGTAGTTCCTCCTCTTTCAACCCCTTTTGAGTTTTTTCAATATTGTGCCAGACAATCCCAATCTTCAAAATATATTGAAAGTGATTACATATTTTATGAAGATGTTGACGGTTTCAATTTTAGAACAATTAGCTCCCTTATCGATTCCGAACCAGTCGAAGACTATTACCTAGCAGACGCGACAAAAGAAACTGATACGATAAAAAAATATCAAATTATATCAAATTTAGAATATAATTCTGACTTAGATGCTATAAAAAGTCAACAGTCTGGTTTATACGACAACAACGTTTCGGTACTTGATCCAGTATTGAAGAGATTTTTAGTTCAACCTTTCAATTATCACTATAGTAAAAGCTGGGATAAAGTTTTCAAAGGTTTAGGTGAAGAATCTTTTACAAGTGAATATTCTACTGAAAAGACCTTTGATGGTGGTTCCCATAGTAGATTTATTGTTTCTAATTATTCTGAAGGAGATTATAGAACTACTTCATATTTGTCTGGAAGAACCATCGATAAAAATGGAAATGTTTTAGATACAGTCTCACATTTTCCTTTCACCAGACATAAGTATTTGAACTATAGAATTTCTAAAATGTCTCAATTGAATACTAAAATAATCATGAAAGTTACAATACCAGGAGATGTGAATAGAAAAGTTGGGCAAGTCGTCCGATTGTTTATTCCACAAAAAAGTGCAACCCAAGAATTCAAAGATAGATACAATCTATTTTATGGAGAAAAAGATCCAAGATTTTTGATTTCAGGATTGAGACATGTTTATAATTATGATACCGATTCATTTTACACAGTTATGGAAGTTGTGAAAGATAGTTTAGGGCAACAATTGGTACAAACACAAAGATATAGAGAAGTTGAAAAACAGATAGAAACATGAGCGATTATAAAAAAGATTATTTAGGATATAATTTTATCTGGTTTATGGGTGTTGTCGAAGACAGGTTCGATCCCTTGAAGTTAGGTAGAGTGAGAGTTAGATGTTTTTCTTGGCACACAGAAGATAAAATAAAAGTTCCTACCGAAGCATTGCCATGGGCTCAGTGTGTCTTTGATCCTACCAACGCTTCTCTAAATGGTATTGGTAGGTCACCGACTGGTATTCTCGAAGGTAGTTGGGTTTTTGGTTTTTTTCTAGATGGAGAAGATGCGCAAAAGCCTTTAGTGTTGGGAACAATGCCTGGAATACCTCAAAATAGTTCTGATCCATCTAAAGGTTTCAATGATCCGAATGGGCGATATCCAAACATTCTAAATGAACCTGATACTTCTAGACTAGCGCGAAACGAATATATCATCAACACAATCGTAAAGAATAAAATCGATACGACCGAAAGAAATATTCCAATCGCAAATAGCAATTCTTCATGGTCTCAACCTTACAATCCTTATAATGCTAAGTATCCCTTCAATAAAGTTTGGGAAACCGAATCTGGGCATGTTATCGAACTAGACGATAGCCCAAACTCAGAAAGAATTCATATCTATCACCGTAAAGGTACCTTCATAGAAATTGATAGAAATGGTACAAAAGTTTCAAAAGTCACAGGAAATAATTTTACAATTCTAGAAAGAGATGACCATTTATATGTGAAAGGTAACTTGAATGTTACTATCGAAGGTGACGCGAATCTTTATGTAAAAAACAATTTGAATATGGATGTTGATGGCGATTTCAATCTAAAAGTAAAAAATGATTTCACCCTTGATGTTTCTGGAAATACTCATTTTTCCACTAAAGAAGAATTCAATCTTCTTTCAAATACGGTGAGTATTGAAAGTCATAATGGAAATATTGAACTTTACGCAAATGGTAGTCTGAATACATTAGCTACAAATGAAATCAATGTAAAATCAACGAATGACACAAATCTTGATTCTGATAATCTATATCTAAACTCAGATAAAGCTAAATCAGCCAATAAATCTGGGCTTTTGAGGCCTGAAGATAGAGTTATAGTGTCACCAGTAACTTTAGAACCTTTCTTGACCTACAATAGAAATGAAGAATATGCTCTTGAATTGGATGATGAAGTCGCTGAAGGAGGTATTATTCCACAAAAGTTCATTGATAACTTTGTTCAATTTGTAGGTACAACCGCAGAACAAATCGCAACCATTCCTGAAGTTCCTTCATCCGCTTCTGGAAAAGTAGACGATACACCAACTGTTCCAGCACAGCCAGTATCTACCATCAAAGATAGTACCATTCTCAATAAAACCGCGTTTCCAGATACCTACAAACTTTCCGAAAACTTCACCTTAGCCGATTTGAGTACAAAAGCTGCATTTCCTCATAGAGTCCGCGCACAAGTAGGTTTGACAGAAGGTGAAATTGTACAAAACTTGAAAGGGGTTGCTGAAAATGTTCTAGAACCTATCTTTGCAAAGTTTCCTAATTTTACCATAACTTCTGGATTTAGACCTGGTTCTGGAAGAAGTCAACACTACAGAGGGCAGGCGATTGATATTCAGTTTCCTATTCGAAAGAGTCAATATTATGAAAGAGCAATTGAAATAAAGAATTTGATTTCGTTTGACCAATTCTTACTTGAATATAAAAACACTTCAACTGGTAATCCGTGGCTTCATATTTCTTGGAGTTATGATAGACTTCGTGGACAAAACTTGACTTTCTTCAATCATAGAAAACATTCAAGTGGATTTACAAATCTAGCATGACCAATAAAGTACATAGAAATGGTGACTCGCGTGCGTGTGGCGCTTCAACTACAGTAACAGGGCAGTCTACGGTTTATGTCAATAATAAACTTGTAGCAGTTCAAAATGATCCTAACAGTCATGGAGGTGGTGGGCTAAATGCGAGTATCAACCCAGGCACAATCTTTGTAGAAAATATTGAAATGGTTGTGAATGGTTCTTCCGCAGCCGCGGATGCTCTTTGCCCTATTATTGGAGGACCTCATTGTAGCCCTTCAGCAACTTCTGGAAGTGATGACACATTTGCTTTTTAGTGTTATAAATATAATAAATAACGAGGTTACAAATGGTTGCTTTTAGATCGGGTGCTGTAAATCCACCAATCAAAGAAAAAATATATAGAGATTTGGGTATCACTTTCAATCCACACCCAGTCACTAAAAAAGTCAAGATTCTTGAAAATGAAGAAGCAATCAAGAGGGCAATCAAAAATTTGATTTTGACCAATAAAGGTGAAAAACCCTTTAGACCGCTTTATGGAGGAAATATTACAGCATTTTTATTCGAAAATTTTGATGCTTCCACCGAACAAAATATAAAAAGTAGAATAGCAAGAACCGTAAATACATATGAACCAAGAGTAAATCTTATCGGAAGTGAAGTAAAAGCAAGTGAAGATAATAACTCATTGGACATAAAAATATTTTTTGAAATCATCGCAACAAATAGAATAGTAGAAACTTCCTTTACAGTTGAAAGAATACGCTAAATGTCAGCTAATAGTACACTTACAGTATCCAGTATAAATTTTGATGAAATCAAAAATAATCTAAAAACATACCTGAAATCACAAAATGAGTTTCTAGATTACGATTTTGAATCATCAACATTATCAATTCTTTTAGATATACTAGCATACAATACATATTATAACTCATTCTATTTGAATATGATAGGAAATGAAAGTTTTCTCGATTCAGCACAATTGAGAAATAATGTCGTTTCAAGAGCTAAAATGCTGGGCTATATTCCAAGAAGTGCTAGAGGTGCCACCGCAGGATTGTCAGTTGTCGTTACACCAAACGATTCTCCATCTTCCGTTACAATCCCTGCAAACACTTTCTTTACAACGACTATCGATGGGCAGTCATATAACTTTACCACTATGAGTGCCTATAATCTTTCA